GTCCGACGCTGGGATTACCGGAGGACCGGGAGGAAGCACGCTGTGACGCCAGAGCAGGCGATCCTCGAGCGGATCCTCGCACTGTCCGCGGTGACGGCGCTCGTGAGTGATCGCGTCTTCATGCTGAAGCTGAGGCAGGGCGAGACGTTGCCAGCGGTGCGCGTGCAGTTGATAGACGAGGGCGAGTCGCAGCACCTGCGCGGCGGCGCCGGGATCTTCCAGTCACGAATCCAGGTGGACGTCTACGCCGCGGAAGACACCGGCGGCGATCCCTATGCCTCGGCGAGTGAGATCGCGCTCGCGATTCAGGGCGACGACGCCGGGAGCGGGTTGTCAGGCTGGCGGGGATTTTCGGGAGGCAGCCCACCGGAGATCGAGGTGTGCGCCATCTCGAGGAAGTTGCGGCTCACGAGCTATGCCGCAGAGGAACGGCGGGAAGTGCGGGTTCAACAGGATTACATCGTGGATTGGAAACACGTTCGCTAACGAGGAGTGACACGCAATGGCCGATCGGACAGACTCTTTTTACGCCGCCGAGGATGCGATCCACGGGTACGGCGCACAGCTCATGATGGGCGATGGTGCCTCTCCGACGGAGACGTTTGAGGCCATCGCGACGCTGATCTCGATCACGCCTGGGGAGATGTCGACGGAGGACATCGACCGGACGCACCTACGGAGCCCGGACGCGCACAAGGAGCACATGGCGGGGATGCGTGACTCCGGCGCCTTCGAGTGCGAGGGGATCTGGCTTCCGAACGAGCAGAGCCATTCCAACGTCGGCGGCGGCAGCGGTGCGTTCTCGGATGGCGGCTTGATCGCGAAGTGGCGCGGTCGCGCGAATCACAATTTCAAGATCGTCATCTTCGCCGACGGGTCTCCGTCGATCGAGTGGCCGTTCCGCGGCTACGTCTCGCAGTTCCAGCCGGGCGAGATCGGAGTCGACGACAAGATCAACTTCACGGCTGGATTCCAGCCGACGGAAGCGTACGACGCAGATCTGCCGTAGGAGTCGCCACTTACGGTGGAGGCGGGCGGCGAGTCATAGGTGGACGCCAGACACCGAAGGCTCGTCGCTCGCGTTTCTCTGGCGACACGAATAGGAGTGGCGACACATGGCGACGAATATCGGGAACCCTGAGCAGGGTGAAGTCGATCTGCACGTCAAGGATAAGGACGGGAATATCACCAAGACCTACGTGCTCAAGGTGAGCATGAAGGCGGGCCGAGCGCTGCAGCAGAAGCATAAGAAGCCGTTCGGTCAGATCGTGGCGAGTCTCGATCAACTGGACCTGGATTCGATGCAGGAACTCGCGTTCGCCGTGCTGCAGAAGCATCACAGCGATCAGGTCAAAACGCCGGACGATGCCGGCGAAGTGATCGACGAGGCTGGCGGGATCATCCCGTTCGCGACGGCGTTCAAGGCATTGATGGGACTGAAGGACGAGGACGGTAAGGGTACCGGAAACCCTCCGACGGCTCAGAGCTCGACTACGGGCGCATCTACATCGACGCCCGTCGCGCCGGCCTGAGCGGCGACGCGTTCTGGGACATGGCACCTGTCGAGGTGATGCGGGAGATCAAGGCCGCGTCACTTCGAAAGATCGACGAGATGAACCACGCGATCCATCTGGCCTGGCGCATCAAGGAGATCGACATTCGGACGAAGAAGATCACGAGCGGTAAGGGTAAGAACCAGCGGGTAAAGCACATTCTCCCAAAACTGGAGAAGCTCTTGATTCCTGACCAGCCAAAGCCGAAACGTCAGACCGGGAAACAGATGGAGGGCGTAATCCGCACGCTGGCGGCTCGCTCGGGGATTCCGTTCAGGAAGGTCAAGCCGCGTGGCAAATAACATCACCGTCGGGATCCTCCGAGCGCTACTGACGCTCGACACCGCGCAATTCCATCAGGGAATGCGTGAGTCGGTCGGCTCCGCGGCCAAGTTCGAAGGCCAGATGCGGAAGCTCGGGGGCAACCTGACGCAGATCGGGAGCACGCTGACCGGGGCAGTCACGTTGCCGATCGTCGCGGCGTTCGGAGGTGCGGCCAAGGCGGCGATCGACTTCGAGTCGAGCTTCGCTGGCGTCCGGAAGACGGTGGACGCCAGCCAGGCGGAATTCGCCACGATGGCGCAGCAGTTCCGCGGACTCTCGAAGGACATCCCCGTCAGCGTCAACGAGCTCAATCGACTCGGCGAGGCGGCCGGCGCGCTGGGCATTCCCAAAGCCGAGATCGTCGACTTCTCGCGCGTGATGGCGATGCTCGGCGTCACGACGAACGTCACGTCGGACCAGGCCGCTGAGAGCATCGCCAAGATCCAAAACATCTTCGGTGCGTCTGGGAAGTTCACCGAGAACTTCGCCTCGACGCTCGTCGATCTTGGGAACAAGGGGGCGTCTACTGAGGCCGAGATCCTGGCGCTCGCGACACGGATCGCGTCGGCTGGGAATACCGTCGGGATGACACAGCCGCAGGTACTGGCGTTCTCGGCCGCGATCGCGAACGTCGGCATGGAAGCGGAAGCCGGCGGATCGGCGTTCTCGCGCGTCGTGCTCGAGATCTCGAAGGCGGTCAGTGCCGGCGGAAAAGACCTGCAGGGCTTCGCGCAGGTCGCCGGGATGTCGTCGCAGCAGTTCGCCACGTTGTTCAAGACGAACGCCGCCGGCGCGATGCAGGCATTCGTCGAAGGACTCGGTCGAATCAAGCAAGGCGGCGGCGATCTGAACGCCGTGCTCGGCGATCTCGGGTTCACGGAGATTCGTCAGTCGGACCTGCTTCGTCGTCTCGCTGGTGACAGCACTGGCGTCGGGGCGGCGCTGGGTGTCGCGAACACAGCGTGGCAGCAGAACACGGCGTTACAGGACGAAGCCGGAAAGCGGTTCGCCACGTTCCAGTCACAACTCACGCTTCTGTGGAACCGGTTTCAGGACATCGGGATCACGCTCGGTACGGCGTTGATGCCGCTCATGACGGCGTTCCTGAACATCCTGAACGCCATCATGCCGGTGATCGCGTTCCTCGCCGAGAGTTTCGCGGCAATGCCGCTGCCGCTGCAGATCATGGCGGTCGGGTTCGCCGGATTCGTTGCCGCGCTCGGTCCGGTGCTCCTCATCGTCGGTCAACTCGCGATGGGTCTCGCGGCGTTGATCGGCGTCGGTGGATTCGCCGGACTCATGACGGCACTGACCACCGTGACGACGTTCATCACTGGAGGGCTGACGGCAGCCTTTACGGCGATCCTGCCGTGGCTCGGCCCGATTGGATTGATCGCCGCCGGTGTCGCCGCGGTCGTCCTCGCGTGGAAGTACTGGGATCAGATCGTCGCGTTCTTCTCAGGCGCCTGGAACATCGTCAAGCAGGCGCTTATGACGACGCCGGACGTCCTGTTGCCGCTCCTCGGGCCGATTGGGTTGGTGATCGCCGCCTTCAAGCATTGGGATCAGATCGTCGCCATCGTGCAAGCGGTGTACACGGCGGTGAAGACCTGGCTCGTCGATAAGTTCAACGCGATCGTCGACTCAATCAAACAGAAGGTCGCGGCCGTGACCGGGTTCTTCCGGGACATGTACATCAAGGTCGTCGGCCAGTCCTACGTGCCGGACATGGTGGCCGGCATTGGGGCGTCGTTTGGTCAACTCGACGGGTTGATGGTGGATCCGACGCGGCGCTCGACCTCGCTCGTCTCGGGCATGTTCCAGAGCCTGTCGGATTCGGTGAATCAGATCGTTGGCGACATGCTCCGGAAGGTGTCGTCGATGCTCACCGGCTGGCTCGACGGCTTCATGCCGTCCTGGGCCGCGAAGTTGATCGGCGGCGTCGCGGATTCGTTGATCGGGAATCTGACGAGCAAGTTGATCGGCGGTGGGCCTGGCGGCATGGGCGGGCTCGGCGGCGGTGATCTCGCCGGCGGATTACTCGGGAAGATACCAGGTCTCGGTGGCTTGTTCGGCGGCGGCGCGTCGTCAGGGTTGGCTAGCGGTGCAGCCGTCAACGCGCAGACGGCGGCACTCGCCGGCGGTGGCGGGGGCGGCGCGGGGATGGGCTTCCTGTCGAACCCGGCGTTCTGGACGAACCCGTTCACGATCGCGGGCATCGCCGGCGTGGCGCTCGGTCTGGGGATCTGGAAGGGCGGCCTCTTCCGCGGCGGCGAGGAAGCACTCAAGGTCAGCCCGCGGCGCGATCGGTTCTTCTCGCAGTTCGGCGACATCCAAAACCGCGGCATCGGCGGCGCCGCGTGGAATCTCGCCTCCAAGATGGTGCAGCTCGGGCAAGGCGACGGCGGCGGTCCGTTGTTCGCCGCACTGCAGAAGGCCGACACGGTGCAGAAGTGGGAGTCGGCACAGGCGAGCGTCGTCGCGCTACTCAAGCGCACCGGGATGGAGGTGAAGTCGTTCTCGCAGGGCGGGTTCATTCCGCCAGGTGTGGTGACGCCGGCGATCCTCCACGGCGGGTCGCAGGGAGAGATCGTCGCGCCGGTGGAGAAGCTGGGCGCGTCGATGACATTCGCGCCCACGATCATCGCGTGGGACGGGGCTGACGTGAAGCGCGCCATGCCCGCGCTGATTCGCGAGTTCAAGTTGGCGATGCTGATGAATCAGGATGGCCTGATGACGGCACAGCGTCGGGCGCTGGAGGCGTAATGTTCGGACGCTACGCCTTGCCATCGGACGACGTCGCCG